CATAGCCCGTGACCTAGAGATGTCGCAGCAAGCCGTGTCCAGACACTTCAGAAAGCTGGTCGAGCTGGGATACCTGGAGAAGGTCCGCAACGAAAACAGCAAGCGCCCCTACGGTAAGAAGGGCGCCGTCTGGCGCGTCATCTATGACCCGACACAGTCCCTGAAAGACGTGGAAGCTGCCGCGGCACGACTGCACAAGACCGAGGAAGAAGAACAACAGACTGCTGCAACCACCATCGAAGAGGCCGCCAAAGGGGCCAAAGGACAGCAATCAAAGCAGCGACAGAAGGATGTAAATGCCCTGATTAAGCAGACCGTCAGTGCGCTCAAAGACACCAGTCGTACAACACCCGGGTTGTCGCAAGACGAAAGTAAATACAACACCCAGGTTGTACGAGAATACAACACCCAGGTTGTACTAAACCTACATCAGAACAATAAGAATATAGAGGTAAATAAGAATGATTGTAGGAAGCTCTGTCTGGCCTACGCACACGCAGTCCACAGTCGATGGGGCAGTGTGTTCAGGCATAACGTCCGGCAAGAAGAGCTGGCCGCCCAGCTCCTGACGATGGGCTACACCATCGATAGCTTTGCAGCAGACAGTGAGCGCATGTTGGACTGGCTGGTGCGCCACAACAAGCAGCCACCAACGTCCTTGCAATACTTCATAGCTAGAAAACAGAGCCGGGAGACAGCATGATGTACAAACACCAGACGTTCGGCTGGTCATTGGTCAAGCTGTCAGGCAGGCACGACCGGGCGGGTCGCAAAATGGCACCCATGCCCCTCCCCCGGTCGCCGCGTATACATGGGGGTCACACAAAAATATTTCCAGCTTTTTCATGAAAGGAAAGCGCGATGACGAAGAGAATGAATTTGGTCCAGGCCAAGGATATTGAGGGCCGTGAGAAGCCGATCTGGATCAGGCTAGGCTCGGTGTTCATGGATGGTGACAAGATCAAGGGCATCAAGATGGATGCGCTGCCATTGCCTGATGGCAAGGGTGAGGTGTGGCTCCGGGCCTTTGAGGACGATGGTGGTCAGCAGCAGCCGGCCCCTCAAGAGGCACCGCAAAGCGATCCTTGGCAATGAGTAGGCGCAGGGTTCCGCATCCCCCGCCGGTGATGGGTGAGATCCGTAAGCGGCTTCGTGGCTCATCGATTATTTATGACAACCGGGATGCGTTGGCTGAAGAGATGCTGCGTCTGGCGGGATCGAAGATTACTGATGTCGTGGACATTGTGGGTGGCACGGTTCGGCTGAAGGAGGTCGATGACATCCCGGAGCATGCGTTGTCGGCGATCAAGAAGATCAAGATCACGCCAACCAGAAACGGCGACCAGGTGGAGGTCGAGCTGGTGGACAAGGTCCGGGTCTTACAGATGCTGGCGAAGAGTGCCGGGCTGTTGGACCAGGAGAAGGAAGTCGACAAGCCATCGGTGGTGGCGATTGAAATGGTTATGCCGGGAGCAAAAGATGGATCAGGAAACAAAGGGTCTTAAACTGGATTTCAGCTCGGCTCCTACGGTGGCCAGCTTTTTTGGCAGCGATGCGTTTGTTCGGGGGCTGATGGGTCCGGTGGGCAGCGGCAAGAGCTATGCTTGCTGTGCGGAGATATTCAGGAGGGCGGTACAGCAGCGTCCCTCGCCGCGGGACGGCATCAAGTATAGCCGCTTTGCGATTGTCCGTAATACGCACCCGATGCTGCGGACGACGACGTTGAAGACGTGGCTGGAGCTGCTGCCGGAGAATATGTGGGGGCCGGTGAAGTATGCGCCGCCGATTACCCATCATATCAAGCTGCCGCCCCGTGATGGCGCTGCTGGCATCGATATGGAGGTGATCTTTCTGGCATTGGATGATCCGAAGGATGTTCGGAAGGTCTTGTCGTTGGAGCTGACCGGGGCGTGGGTGAATGAGTGCCGGGAGCTGCCGAAAGCGATTATTGATGGGCTGACGCACCGGGTGGGTCGTTATCCGTCCAAGGCTGATGGTGGGCCGTCTTGGCGCGGTGTGATCATGGACACGAACCCTTGTGATGATGATCACTGGTATTTCCGCTTGGCCGAGAAGGAGACGCCGGTGGGCCGGTTCAAGTGGGAATTCTTCCGTCAGCCGGGCGGGGTCTTAGAGGTGCCACTGGATGAGCTGCCTGAAGAGATGCCTGAAGCTCAAGGCTATACCCACCAGGCCGGCAAATGGTGGCAGACGAACCCGGATGCCGAGAACCTGAAGAACCTACCCAATGGCTACTATGATCAGCTTCTAGGCGGCAAGAACCTGGACTGGATTCGCTGCTATGCGAAGGGCGAATATACGTTTGTTCAGGAGGGCCGGCCGGTCTGGCCCGAATATAATGATGCGCTCATGGCTGATGACCTGGAGCCGATGGAGAATCTGCCGGTTCATATTGGCCTTGACTTTGGTTTGACGCCGGCCGCGATCTTTGCCCATCGATTACCGAATGGCCGATGGCATGTCTTACATGAGCTGGTGAGCTTTGACATGGGCCTAGAGCGGTTCTGTACGATGCTGAAGGCCGAGCTGGAGACATACTTTCCTCGCTATCAGACGTTGATCTGGGGTGACCCGGCCGGTCAACAGCGGGACCAGATCTTTGAGACGACGGCCTTTGACCACCTCAAAACACACGGCATGCTGGCCAGGCCGACAGCGACCAATGAGTTTCGGACCCGCCGTGAAGCTTTGGCGATACCTATGGGCCGGCTGATTGAAGGCAAGCCGGGCTTCATGATTGATCGTAAATGCATGCGATTGCGCAAAAGCCTCGGCGGTGGCTACCACTTCAAACGGGTGGCGATTGGTGCCGGCCAGGAGCGATTCAAGGACAGCCCCAACAAGAACGAGCACTCTCACGTCGGGGATGCTGCCGGTTATTGTTTACTGGGGTCCGAGCATAAGATCATGACGAAACGGGTGCAGCCTATGGGCGGCAAGCCGGTACAGGCCAAGGTCTTGGACTTCGATGTTTTCGGTTGATGAGCTGAACGCCGTCATGCGGATGGACTGGCCGCACAATCGGATTGTGCCGTGGTCGGTCTATCACTTGTACCATGCCGAGCTGAATGAGTTTGACCGGGCCAACATCGATCTGATGAACGGCTACAAGGAATATCTGAAAGCCTATGCAGCGGCTGGTCATGCCTACAGTGTCATCTGTGACGGCGAGATCACGGCGCAGTTCGGTATCTTCCAGCTCTGGCCGGGTAACTGCGAGATGTGGCTGATCCCCTCGCCCCGGATTGATCGAAAGACTGTCGCCCTGCATCGCGGATCATTGGCATTCTTTGAGCATGCCGCTGCGAAACTGGGAACGAAACGGCTACAGTTCACGGTTCATTCGGGCAATGTTCGGGCTGATCGCTGGGCGCAACGCTGTTATTTTCAACGGGAGGGCTTGTTGAAACATTACGGCCCCGATGGTTCTGATTATTGGATGTATGCGAGGTATTTCGATGGGTAATCTTTTCAGCCGGCCATCACCGCCGCCGCCGCCCCCGCCACAGATTGAAGAAAACTTGGACCAGCAGGAAGAGGCTGTCGCCAGAGAAGAGCGAGAAACGGGTCGGCGCATTCGTGCCAGAAACAGATCCCGCCGGGGTGCCGGCATGAGGACCAACCTCATGGCACCGGGCGTCGTGGTCGATGGCAGCCGGGATGTCTTACAAAGCAATCTGGGCGCTGGACGTAATCCGAGGGGCTGATGCGCCGATTTATTCGCAACCCGCGCTATAGGGAGCCTGATGATGCCGGGACACAAGAGGCCGATGGCCAAGAAGATGGACAGCAAGACGAACAAGCTTCGCAAGATGACGATGAAGAAGGTGGGCAAGAAGAAGGCGGCGGCTAAGTCGTATGGTAGCTAAACGCTTTCAGAACCCCAGCGGCGGTCTGAATGAAGCCGGGCGCAAGCATTTCAAGAAGACGGAAGGCTCCAATCTCCGTCGCCCGTTGTCATCGGGTACTTCGCCACGAAGAGTTTCGTTTGCCGCCAGATTCGCCGGCATGAGAGGCCCGATGTCCTTTCT